ATTATCTCGGCTGCACAGCCATAGGATTTACCCGATCCCACCGGACCCATCAAGCCCCTAACGAAGCTATCGTCATGTAAAAACTTCCAAACAGTAGGACTGTTCTCAAAGTTCAAATCAAGGCTAGGTATCTCCGTCATCTACCACCTCGGCATACTCTGTGGTTGCCGGACCCCTCATATTAATCCCAACGATTGAGGGCTTATCGCTTTCCTTCTCTGGATTATCCAAGAATCCAGCGGCCTTAGCCAAGACCCTCAATACCGCAACCTTATCATGTAGTTCTATCGCAACCCGGCCATCCGGCATCGGCGTAATCTTCTTGATCGCCCTTAACGCATAATCCGGGATATCTTCCTGTTTCTTCATCGTACCATCAAGATTCATTATCTCAGTGATCGATGTGGTCCCAAGAGCTATTAGCTCCTGGGCAACGGCTTCCTTGTGGTTCTCTAATGTCTCACTCGTCTTTAATCGACGCTGCGCAACACGGATACCACCAAAGCGGCCAATCGGTGTTTGCCTAGTTCGAGCCATTAGAACGGGATCTCATCGTCCATGCCGGACTTGTTAGAGTTATCAGGGTTATCAGGGTTTCCACCCGCCTTACCGCCAGACCCATCATCCTCAAACAAGCTAATCCAAACCTCACCGTTCTCATCAGGCAATGGCAGCGCATTCAGCTTTATCCGCGTTCCCTTGCTATCAGACCAGCCAATACCCAAACGTACCCAATCCGTTTTCTCCGGATCATTCCGTCGCTTCTGTGGCTGAACCACTCTCAATTGTTTTTTCATTGTAAACTCCTTCCTGAAAGTTTGTAGATAAAGGTATCGCACACACAGCGGGAAAATTCCAGAAAATATTTTTGTGGGGGACTGCACATATACACGCGGGGGTGGGGGGCAAGGGGTGCCTGGTTGCGGATCGGCTCACATTCCATTTTGACGATGTTAGCGCTAATAGTCGTATAATGTCAATTATGTTAAATTATTAAGCTCGCAAGCCCTTGATTTGATTACATTAAAATCCTCTGGTTGATCTGACAGTCTCTTTGAGTATGCTTTTCGCGTCCTGGTTGTAAGATCTGGGCTTCCTAGTGGTCACGCGCTCGACCGGGTTGGTGAAGTATCCGATCCCTCGAGCGTAATCCCGGTGCTTATCCCGGCAGTATTCCCAGTGATCCTGGAGGATCTTGGCCCATTTCTCCCGGGTCAGACCATTCCTGATCCACGTTGACATCACATCGACATCACGATCATTGATAATTCTTGGAGTTCCAAAACTTTCAGCTGATCGCAAAAACATTACACAAAACTGTCTAGCCTCATCACTATAATTACTAATACCCTTATTGTTCATTGGTGTGTTAGTGCAACTTCCAGAGGTTGCACCCCCTGCAACTTCCAGAGGTTGCACCCCCTCAGAGTTATCCACAGGTTCAGAGTTATTGGGTTTGGCCTTAGCTTTGAACTCTTGTGCTGCTTTTCTACGCCCTTCCTCTACGCCTATTTGCTGCGCTGCGGTCAGGTTTGCCTTGGCTTCATCCAGGTCATTGGGTGCGTTTTTAAACACGACACGAATGGATTTGGTTGTCTGCCATTTGTTCAGGGGTTTGGCGTCTTTAATATATCCGTATTCTCTTAGCTTCTTAATTTGCTTGGCAACAGCTTGCCTGGATACGCCCAGCTCAGAAGCTATCCTTCCCTGGCTTACCCATGTCACGCCGAGATAGTCACAGTACGAACAGATCAGAGCCAGGACAGAGAACGCGGCTGTTCCATGCAATCGATGGTCACGACATGCCTCGATGGGCAGCACCGCGAAGTTTCGCAGATCCTTGTTCTTTGCCATTGGTGGCTTCATTCATCCCACTCCACGCTCACCAGCATCAGCGGATCACCATAACGTTTCGTTGCATTGATGCGATTGACCTGGGCATCATCCTCGAACACAACGCCGTTAATCGCGTCCAGAGCGATCTTAACCACGTTATCGATGTCTGGCCTACCGGGAGACACTTCCCCGCGCACAGCGGCCTCTCTGCGCTTCTTAGACCATGATTTGGGGATCTCGAACTGTGCCAGTACATGGACCGAGCATTTCCCGGTTGCTGGTTCTAGCCCGAGATCTTGCATTGCATCGGACGCGGCTGCGGCCAATCGATGTTCATAATCCTTGGTTTTGGCTGGCGTGTAAGCCCGGCCTTGCCTGGTGAACCGTGGTCGGCCCTTGCCGATGGGTTGACCCTTTAACCAGAAATCAACTCTAGGCATTGCGATCGAGCCAATCGATCACATCAATCTGTTCCTCATGTTCCTGGTACGGAACCGGGGCGATTGTTGGCCGAGGCTTCCCCAGGTAATTGTCGATCAGATCCGTGAGAACCATTGCAGCACTTATTCCCTGGGATCGAGCCTCATTCATTAATTGATCCTTTACTGGCCGGGGCAATCGGCAATGAAATGCTGTTAGATCTTCTCTCGTTTGACGTTTAGTTGACATATCCAATCCTTTCATAAGTGCGACATTCTGTCACAGTATTAACGATATCGGTTTACAATGCGATATCGCTTGCCTATATACAAGTTGTAAGTTTGATTTAGCAAGGAAGGAAAAGACATGGCAGACAATCTTCCCCAGGTAGCTTTCGAGGCTGGCAAGTTGTTCGAGCAGCTTGCGAATCTTAACGATCAGTTGTTGGCGCTTCAGGTTGACTATGACAACGTTGAGATCCCCGACGGATACAATCGGTACGACTGTTTCAAAAACTTGGCACAGAACATCGAGAACGCTGTTTGTGAGTGCCAGGGCCAATTAATCAATGAGGGTTACTAATGGAGTTTAAGTTACCAGGCGGCGCTTTCATCGGTGGACACTGCGGTGTCCAGGCCGTGGCTGTTGTCGCTGGCATTAGCTTGACCAAGGCGTTCCGGGTGTTCCAGGAACACTGTGCCTTGGCACGGCAGGGGAACTGGAAAGGCGGCACTCGGTACGGCGATCGGGTCAAAGTCCTGGATAAACTTGGCGTCAAGTATGACAAGCTAGATCCCGCCCACACCAATGGCTTGACCTTGCAGCGGTTCATCAAAGACGTTGCCAACCCCAACCACGTTTACATGGTTACTACTACCGGACACGTTCAGTTGGTCCGGGGCGGCCAGGTGCTTGACCAGGGCGGCGTCAAAGAGATCGCTGAGTTCCACGGCAAGCGGAAGCGGATCAGCTTCCCCGTGTTGCGCATCGATGTTGCAGAGGCAGCCGAAGCCTTCGACATCGCAGAGGCCCAAACCTTCGGCTTACCATTGTTTGATTTTCAAGGAGGAAAATAAATGAGTGCTTATCTATGTAACCCTGAACACATCGGTGTTCTTGCTAATGCCATGTATCACGCCAACATTGGCTTTCACTGCCAGCCCAACAGCCCCCAGAAAATGGCAGCGGGCCTAGCCAAAGCCAACTGGATCAGCATCGAGGCCCGTTACCCTGGCGATAACTTCATGCTTGGAGATCAGAGCTTCGAGGAATATTGCCAGGCTTGCCAGCACGAAGCTTGCCGCCCCGATCCTGATCTAAAACCTATGGACTTCATCGGGATTGCGCGTTGCTTTGCCTACCAGGCATGTGAGGCCAAAGAGTTTCGGGAAGCTAACTACATGAGCGATTACATTGGCGACTACCACATCAATGAGTTTGTCATGGCTATGGTTTACAAGTTGCCCGGATACGAAAATGCGCCCTGGAGCTACGAGCGTAAGCCAGACGCGCCAGAGGTTATGGACCTTGGCGCTATGATGATGAACTAATCAGGAGACAATATGAAATTCATAGTCAAGAAATTATGTGAGACAGGCGCACGGGTTGTTGCAGAGTTCGACAACTACGAGGCCGCCCTGGCAAAAGCCCAGGAACTCAAAGAGGCGCAAGAGTTCAGCGAATGCTTTATCGACATCGTTGCGCCGAAAGGTTTTAAACTAGCCGGGTTAGGAGGATAACAATGGATAACTGGCAAGACTTCATACGCATTCTGAAATCAATCACCCTGGGCGACATCATCGGCGTGATCGCCCTGTTCGGTTTGCTCTATGTGGGCTTATTCGTGGTGTACATCTATGGTTGAGCTTTCCCTTGAGGCAATGGTGAGCCTACGAGCCGATGCAGAACGCCGTAGAAACGCGAAACAGGCCGAGCTTGATGCAATCCCCACTGGAGTACGTTCAAGCGCTTACAGC